CAATCTCTGTGTTACTCTAAGGTTATGGAAAAAACAAAGAGCGACGAGGTTACACCGAGGTGGGACCCCGAGGTTACCACAGCAGCACAGATGAAAGAAGTTATTTCCTCAAGGAAATTACAGAAGACTCCCAGGTCTCCCAGAAGTTCTGGTTCCCAGCGTTATTGGGATGAAGGGAGAGTTCTGAAGGTTGGATTCCTTTTAGTTTTTGTCAGAGCATTTGCAAGAACAATTCTCAAAGGATTCTCTAAGTTTTCCCCTGTTGTTATGTTCTTGTTCTTTGCATTACTTGGAGGTGGCACTCTGAGTCTCATGGAGAACTTCAAGGGACCCGAAGGGTCTGAGGTGGTCCGTGAGGGTCGCCGAGGGGATTCTGGAGGTCCCACAGGGTCCGAAAGGGTCTCAGTGGGTGGCATTGAACTTTATGAACCTTAGAGAAAACCGCGTGGAAAATCCCGAAAAAACCGTCCGTAAAGAAATCCGCGAAGAACTGGAGCAAATGACGGATGAGGAACTTGATGTGCTTGAACTGCTGTGTGATCTAACGTTGTTTCATCGGGAGTTTGCACGGGCACAAGCAATTGTCTTTAATGTGTCTTGGGGTAAGGATGCAATCCGAACTGTTCTTAAGACCAGCTAAATAAGACGTTATAATTAAGACTGAAGTGGAGTGAATTAGTTTTCATGGCCAAAGGGTTTACCGTTAAGGCATCAAAGCCTAATACGAAGAAAGATGGTCCCGAGTGGGACTATGATGCAATTAAAGCACGAATGAAGGGGAAGGCAATTGTCTTCTGTCTTCCAGGGCGCGGTTGTTCTTATGCATTCCTGAAGAACTTTGTTCAGTTGTGTTTCGATCTGGTACAGAACCAGATGAGTATTCAGATCTCACAAGACTACAGTTCCATGGTGAACTTTGCCCGTTGTAAGTGTCTGGGTGCCAATGTTCTGCGTGGTCCCAATCAGATTCCCTGGGATGGTAAGTTGCAATATGATTGGCAACTGTGGATTGACAGCGACATCATCTTCAACACCGAGAAGTTCTGGCAACTGTGTGATGTTGCGTTCCCTGCTGATGCAGTGGATGAAGAAGGTGAAATCATTCAGGAGAACATGCGTCCCATTAGTGCTGGTTGGTATTCAACTGAGGATGGTCGCACGACTTCTGTTGCACACTGGTTGGAAGAGGATGACTTCCGCAGTAATGGTGGTGTCATGAATCATGAGATGGTTGATGGCATTCAGAAGCGTAAGAAACCCTTCACCGTTGACTACACTGGTTTCGGTTGGGTCATGATTCAGAAAGGTGTCTTCGAAGATGAGAAGATGACTTATCCTTGGTTCGCTCCTAAGATGCAGGTGTTTGAATCTGGTGCTGTTCAGGATATGTGTGGAGAGGACGTTTCGTTCTGTCTGGACGCAATCGAAGCAGGATATGAAATTTGGTGTGACCCTCGCATTCGAGTTGGTCACGAAAAGACTCGTGTAATCTGAGGTATCAATGGCAAAGTTTTCAAAGGGTAAGGGTGGAGTTGACATTCTGGAGTCACTCCCCAAGAACACACGACAGGGTTCTGGACGCAATACCAAATACGCAGCAACATCACGCAACAAGGCAAAGAAAAGGTACAGAGGCCAAGGACGATGAATTTAATCTGCAATCTCCCCGCACAGAAGGTTTGGGTTCGTAAAGAATATCTTCGTGATCATCAAGATGGTCATGGGGAGTTTGTAGAGGGTGTCTGGATCTCAGCAAAGTCGATTCCTGGACGTGCTTTTTACTTTGAGACTTATCTTCCAAAGTATGGAGCAATGTTTGACAAACTGCCCATCAGTGCGTTTGTAAGCAGACCAGAGACTCCAGATCCAGACTTGGATCTTCCTAACCTGCAGTTCTGGAACTGTATGGATTATGGAGTGACTTGTATGAATAAGGCATTCATCTCTTCAATGGATGCCGAAGTCTTTTCTCGTGACCATGGTTTCCTCAAGGGTCAGTATCTGTTTACTCTTGACAATTATCATGCAAACCCAGATGTAATTGATTACAGTGTCTCTGAAGTTCCACAGGAACACAAGTCACACAACTGTGTTGAGTTGGATAACGGACAGTTTGCTCTTTATCCCAACAACAGAATGAGACTGTATGATCTGTCCATCACACCTGAAGAACCATTGGTTCCTGACTTCAAGGTTTCAACCATTGAGTATCAGGTTGAGTGTGGAGTTCGTTGGGGACGACTTGGTGACACAGATGATTATTACTGGCAGACAGAGGAAGAGAAGACAAACCTGTATAAGGACATAAATTATTAAAGGGATAGGAACCCCTTAAAAAGTTCTGATTTCTTCGCAAATCAGTAACATGCACGACTTTTTAGACAACGAAGGCAACCACATGCATCAGAAGATGCTCCGTGAGATTGCAAACGATAAACTTACACCTAAGAAGCACGACTTCATTCATCAGAACGAACTTCACGAAAAGATCAGAAACGAAGACGATTATGATGATTGGGAATATGGAACAGAACCCATTCCTCTAACCGAGTTTTAAGCTTCTAAATAAGGTTGAATTGTTGTAAGTACTTCTGTGCCGATTCAACCTGCACAAAGAACCAGTCTTGGTTTCAAAGACATCAGCGCATCGTTTCAGATTAACCCTCTGAATGATGATTTGATTGCTTTGAAGAATGAGAACGCGATTGCTCGTGCTCTCAAGAATCTTGTGTTGACTGTTCCTGGAGAGAAACCTTTCCAACCTGATGTGGGTTCTAACGTTTATGCGTTATTGTTTGAGAACTTTGATAAGTTGACTGCTGAGTCAATCAAATCAGAAATCGAAAACACCATCAATAACTTCGAACCTCGTGTTCGTTTGAATAAAGTTACTGTTGAACCAAACTTTGACTCTTATGAGTTTAATGTAACTGTTCAATATTACATCGTTGGCATCGATGTCCCTACACAACAACTCACCTTTGCCTTAGAACCCAACAGGTAAAATGCCGTTAGTTAATTTTAGCAACGTAAACTTTGATCAGATCAAGCAATCCATTCGTGATTACTTGAAGGCGAACTCAAACTTTACTGATTACGATTTCGAAGGGTCTAACCTGACGACAATCGTAGATGCTCTTGCATATAATACGTATATTACTTCGTACAATGCCAACATGGTAACGAACGAAGTGTTCCTCGACAGTGCAACACTGCGAGAGAACGTTGTGTCTTTGGCAAGGAACATTGGGTACGTTCCTAAGTCAAGGAAGTCTTCGATTGCGAATATCTCTTTTTCTGTTAATGCCTCTGACAGTGACGCTGTAACGCTCACACTCAAAGCAGGCATTGTTGCCATCACAAACAAGCAGTTCAATAATAACTCTTACGTCTTCTCAATTATTGACGACATCACAGTTCCTGTTGATTCAAATGGAATCGCTTTCTTCAATAACATCAACATCTATGAAGGAACTTACGTCACACAAAACTGGACGGTCAGTTCCCGTAATCCAAATCAAAAATATTATCTGACCAATAGTGGAATTGACACATCACAACTGAAGGTTACAGTTCGTGAGTCAGAACAGTCCACCGTAAGTCGCACATACACACAATTCAGCTCGTTGGTGGGTGTGACACCTACAAGCACAATCTATTACCTTCAGGAGTCTCCTGGAGAGCGCTACGAACTCTTATTCGGTGACAACGTATTCGGTGCAGCACTGCAGGAACCAAACTTTGTCACTGCAAATTACATTACTTGCAACGGAGCAGCTGCCAACGGAATCTCTGCTTTCTCTTATGCTGGTCGTTTGATTGACAACGAAGGAAGAGTCGTTACTAAAGGCGTTTCTCTTCTTGCAACAAACTCTTCATCTCAAGGCGGAACAGCAATTGAAAGTTCTGACTCTGTAAGAAAGTATGCACCACAGATTTACGCTTCACAAAACAGAGCGGTAACTGCTGCTGATTATGAAGCAGTTGTTCCTCAGGTTTACCCTGAAGCAGAATCGGTTTCTGCTTTTGGTGGTGAAGAACTTGATCCTCCATCTTACGGAAAGGTTTTCATCAGCATCAAACCTTACAACGGTGTTTATCTCTCTGCTGACATCAAGAGAAACCTTCAAGCAGCATTGAGACAGTATTCTGTTGCTGGTATTGTTACTGAGATCATCGACCTCAAGTATCTTTATCTTGAGGCAGACAGTCGTGTTTATTACAATTCTAACCTTGCATCTTCTGCAAGTGCAATCAAATCGGTTGTAAGTCAAAACATTGTCAATTATGCCAACTCGTCTCAACTGAACCAGTTTGGTGCACGCTTCAAGTATTCAAAGTTCCAGAATGTTATTGACAGCAGTCACGAAGCGGTAACATCAAACATTACCAACATTGCCATGAGAAGAGATATGGCTGCTCAGTTGAACACATTTGCTGAGTATGAGATCTGTTATGGAAACAGATTCCACATCAAGAACCATGGTCACAACGCTGTTTATGACGGTAAGATTATTGGTTACAACATCAAGTCTTCTGGTTTCAAAGTAAGTGGAATCAGTGAGACTGTTTATCTTGGTGACTCACCAAACATGGATCAAAAGACAGGGACCATCTTCCTGTTTAAACTGAGATCAGCAACTGAACCAGTTATTTTGAAGAAAGGGATTGGAACCATTGATTACATCAAAGGTGAGATCAAACTCAATCCAATCAAGATTCTTTCAACTGTTGTCAGCAAAGGTAATCAACCCATCATTGAAATCTCGGCAACTCCTTTCTCAAATGATGTCATTGGTCTCCAAGATCTTTATCTTCAACTGGATAACACCAAGACAACAATCAATATGGTTCTTGATGGAATTGATTCTGGCGACGATGTTTCTGGAAGCAATTACATCGTCTCGTCCAGTTACAGTAATGGAAGTCTGATTAGGGGACCAATCCAAGTTGAAACGACAACTTCAACAACAACGACAACCACGACTGCGACCACAACAACAGTTACGACGACAGGATCTTCAGCAAGTTCCTCCTCAACGTCCTACTAAAAACCATAGTAAATAATAACACAAGAACCTTTAACTAGGAAATGGCAGTCGATAGAGTAAGGATTCAGGATATCATCGAGAACCAACTCCCCACTTATGTGAGGGAGGATTTTCCTTTGCTTGGAGAGTTCTTAAAACAATATTACTTGTCCCAGGAAGTTGATGGGGCAGCATATGATTTGGTTCAAAATCTGGACCAGTATATCAAGGTTGATGAGTTGTTTGATCTGACAACCACAACGGTTCTTGCTTCTAACGTTTCTTACACAGACCAGACCATCACTGCCGATGTTTCTGGTAACTTCACTTACGGTTTCCCCGAAACAAACGGTCTGATTCAAATTGATGACGAAATCATCTTTTATGAGTCCAAGACAGATTCGACGTTTGAGGGGTGCAGAAGGGGTTTCAGCGGCGTTACAGATTACGTTGGGTCTAACACCCCCGACCAGCTGTTATTTGAAGAAACAGAGGCAGACAAGCACACTGCAGGCGCAACGATCACGAACCTGAGTGTTCTGTTCCTGCAAGAGTTCTTCAAAAAGATTAAGTATCAGTTTGCTCCAGGATTCACCGAAAGATCTCTTTTCTCTGGACTGGATCAAAGAAACTTTATTTTCGGTCTCGACAGTTTCTATAATTCAAAAGGAACAGAAGAGTCTTACAAGATTCTGTTCGGAGCACTTTATGGTGTTGCTGTTGATGTCATTCGTCCAAGTGAATTTCTTCTTCGTCCTTCCAACGCTGATTATAAGGTAACTCGTGATTACATCGTCGAAACCATTCAGGGCAACCCACTTGACCTCCTGAACCTGACACTGTTCCAAAAGTCAACAGATGCCAGAGGTTCTGTCAGTAATGTTGTTCCCATTGATTACGATCAAGGACAATATTATCAGATTAGTCTTGACGCTGGTTTCGACAGAGACGTTGAGGTTCAGGGTACCATCTTTGGTGAGTTCAAAGTCAACCCCAAGACCAAACTGCTCAACACTGTCTCCGCAGGTTCAACGATCCTCGACGTTGACTCGACCGTTGACTTCCCCGTCAAAGGTGATCTGGTAACCACAGACTTGGATGACAACATTATCAACCTGTCTTATGACGGCAAGTCATCGACTCAACTTCTGAATGTGACTGGTGTTGATTATCAAATCAACGAGAAGACCGACATTCGTTTTGATGATTATTCTTATGGTTACGTTGGAATTAACACTTCAAATGAAATTAGAGTTCGCATTGCTGCTTCTCTGAAAGATTTCCAACCTCAGTCTGGGAATTATGGTTATCTTGCAGGAGACACTGCGGAAATTCAATCTCTTGGTTATGAGTCTTCAACCAAACTTTCGAAGAACTGGTTCCACAATAACAAGACCAGTTGGACTGTTGCAAGCGTAAGTCTGGTTGACTCGACAACTAACTCTTACGAAATTGAAACGTTTGACCCACACGAACTCAAGCCAGGTTATTCACTCAACCTAATCAACACAGTTGGTGGACAAATTGTTGGTGCAACTGTTCTGAGAACAACAGGAGCAAAGTCCGTTATTGCGAGACTGACTGGAGTTATTGATGTCAACTCTTCTTACACACTTGAGCAGCAGATTCTGAAGGGAAGATCAGCATCTTACACTCAACTGAATGATTTTTATGCCAACGTTCAGAACACTTACACTAAGTTCAATGGTGATCTGTTGGTTGCTTCGAACTCAATTGCAAGATATGTAAACCTCGAAACTAATCCTGATTCCAAAATCAGAACTTTCAGTGGTTCGTTCAGCAACACTTACACCATTACGATTCCTAACCACGGTTTCTACACTGGACAAACTGTTTATTATCAACCAGGAATTACTAAGACAACCACAACGACTCCCGATGGAATCAAGGTTGTAACAGAAACAGAAAGTAAGTTTGCAAGCGTTAGTGCTGGTCCTTTCTACATCAAGAGAGTTGATGTAAACACAATCAGTCTGGCAAAGAGCAGATCTGACATCTATGCCGACAAACTCGTTCTTCTGAATGGTGACGTTGAAAATAACACTCTGACTCTGTTTGAGTTTTACGGCAAGACCGTTAGACCTCAGGCACTTTACAGAGAGTTCACTACTCCAACAGACGAAAGCAAAGTCCATGTGACACAAGATGGTCACATCGGAATGCTTCTCAATGGTGTTGAAATTATCAACTATAAGTCAAGAGACAGTGTTCGTTATGGTGAAATTCAATCCATCGACGTTGACAGTGGTGGTAAGGATTATGACGTAATCAACCCACCAGTTCTTCACATCGCCGATGATGTTGGTGTGGGAGCAACAGGAACTTGTGCCGTCACTGGTTCTCTGAGCAGAATCGAAATCATCGATCCTGGTTTTGATTATCAGGACACACCTGTCATCACCATTTTGGGTGGCAACGGAACAGGTGCTGAAGCAAAAGCCAACATGACATCTGTTGAGCATTATGTTTCTTTCATTGCTGATCCTGGTTCAACTGATGTCAATCTAACTAACAATACAATTGGTTTCTCAACTTTCCACAAGTTCAGAGACAATGAAAAAGTAACTTACATCACCGACACTCAAACCGCTGTTGGTGGAATCAGCACAGGTGCACAATATCACGTCGGTGTTGTTAATGCCTCAACAATCAAACTGTATAACACTGAACTCGATGCTGTCAGTGGTGTCAACACGGTTTCGTTGACCTCTAATGGTTCTGGAACACATCGTCTCAAGTCAACCTCACTGAAGAGAATCATCTCGAACATTGTTGTTCCCTCCAGTGGTAGTGGTTATTCTAACAATCAACAGAACATCCCCACCGTTGCTGGTGTCAGCACTGCTCTGAACCAGTTCAACATTCCAAACCATGGGTTCAACAACAAGGAAATTGTCAAGTTCACTCCAACTGGCGATGGAGTTCTTGGTCTTTCCTCGACCAGAGAATATTATGTTCACAAAGTAAACAACAACTCCTTCTCTGTCAGTGAAGTTGGAGTTGGTTCGACTGCTGTTGATTACTTCTATAATAACAATCTTTACGTCGATGTCCAGAGCGCAGGAACTGGTTCATTCAACTACAGACCAATCACCGTTACTGTTCAAGGTGTAACTGGCGTTTCGACTCTGACTGGTCAAGACTTCAATGCTGTTGTTCAACCAGTCTTCAGAGGATCCATCAGTTCGTTCAGTGTTTCGGCAACTGGTGTTGGTTATGGTTCTTCTGATATTATCAACTTTGACAGACAACCAACCATCACATTTGTAAGTGGTGCTCAGGCATCTGTTACTCCCGTAATCAGCAACGGTAAGATTGTTGAAGTCGTTGTCAATAACAAAGGTTATGGTTACAACTCACCACCAAATCTGACCATCAACAGCAATGATGGGAACTTTGCTGTTCTGACTCCAGTTATTGGTAACGGACAACTCCTGGAAGTTAAGGTCATCAAAGGTGGTGCTGGTTATTCTGCTTCTGACACATCAATCACAGTCACCCCAGCAGGAAGTCAAGCAAGAGCAATTGCAAACATCAGAAACTGGACAGTCAACCTGTTCCAAGAAAATTATGCAAACTTGGAATCTGATGACGGAATCATCACACAAAACATTGACAACTCAACTCTTCAGTACTCTCACCTTTATGCTCCTCGTCCTCTGAGAGAGTCCGTCTATTCAATCAGTGGAACGGATGCTGATAATAATGTTTATGGTGTTGCTGACCTAAGCATTGTTTCTTCCAGTGAAGCAGAGAGCATTTTCCACTCTCCAATCATTGGATGGGCATATGACGGTAACCCAATCTATGGACCTTATGGTTTCGCCAATGCCGACGGAACTGGGGCAATCAGAAGAATGGTTTCCAGTTATGGTTTGGGGAACATTGCCAACCTCGATCAAGGAAACGAACCACCAATCGCATCTTGGCCAAATGGTTTCTTCGTTGAAGACTACATCTACAATGCAGATGGAGACCTTGACGAGCACAACGGAAGATATTGCATCACTCCCGATTATCCAAATGGTGTTTATGCTTACTTCGCAACAATTTCTCAAAACATTGACACCGATGGTCCATTTGAAAATTATAAGAGTCCAGTCTTCCCTTACTTGATTGGTAACACCTATCAATCAAAACCAATTGACTTCAACTTCAAGACGGTTTCAAACCAAACTGCTTATGATGTTGAGGGTCAAGGTTGGTTTAGAGAAACAACCTCTTATCACACTAACAGTCCCAGAAGTCAATATGATTATCTGTTTGACTCTTCTAAAGTTGTCAAGCAACTGGTCGAAGTTACTGCAACCTCAACTGGTGGAATCGAAAGCGTTGGTATTGTAACTGGTGGTACTGGTTATAAGGTCGGTGACAAAGTTGTCTTCAACAACACAGGAACTGGTGGAAAACTCCTCGACGTTAAGGTTGCCAGAGTTGCTGGACAAGAACTTGATACTGTCAGTGTTGCTTCAACTTCATTCTCGAATGTTGAGTTTACAAGAAATACTGTTTATCCAAACAGATTCATTGGTCTGACTTCTGCACCACACAACTTCCTCAACAATGATGTTGTGACCATCAGTGGTGTCTCAACTTATTATGAGGGTTTCGGTGGAAGTTACAACGTTGGTGTTAGAAGTGACAACTTTGTTCTCACACTGGGTGTTGGAACTGCTGGCGCAACTGGCATCGTCACTTACTTCTACGTCTCTGGCGCATTTGACAACTCACACGTCAGAGAGAATGATCTGCTGACCATCGATCAAGAGATCGTTCGTGTTCTGAACATCGATGCGGTCACTGGAAGACTAAGAGTTCGTCGTGAGGAAGAAGGAACCACTGGTCTCGCTTATACCAATGGTGCTGTTCTTTATGAAGATCCCAGAAAGTTCTATGTGAACGTGGGTGTCATTAAGACTGATTACTCCTTCCCCATCAACAGAGAACTGTATTTCGATCCAGCAGAAGCGATCGGTGTTGGAACTGCTCTGGGAACTGGAGTCGGAACGACCATCACATTCGGTGATCCTGGAGTTGGAAGAACAAACATCTTCATTCAACCACAACAGTTCTACTTCCCAAGTCACAAACTGAGACTGAATGATAAGGTTCTTTATGCAACCAATGGTGGTAACTCCATTCAGGTTTGGAACGGAACCGCAGGAACTGCTTACACAAGTTTGAGTCAGTTCTCTCCACTTTATGCTGTTCCTTTCAACGAGAACTTCGTTGGTTTCGGAACAAACAAAGTTGGTCTTGGAACCACTGGTGGTTTTGTCGGTGTCAACACATCAACTGGACTCCTTTACTTCACCTCAGTCGGAACTGGCAACACTCACAGTTTCACAACTGACCTTCTGGGTGTTCTGTCTGGTAAGACCGCAAGAAACATCGTCACGGTCTCCACAGCGTCCACTCACACTCTCCAGAAGGGTGATGCGGTTTACGTCAACATTAAACCAGTTGGCGTCACAACAGTTACTGTTAAGTATGACGATTATAACCGTCGCATTGTCTTTGATCCACAAGACTTTGTTGCTGGCAATGTCAACACAACACTCAACACCATTGAATTCTCCAACAACCCATTCAAACGTGGCGACAAGGTAATTCACACGGCAACTTCACCTTCTGGTGGATTGACTGATGAAGCAATGTATTATGTCATTCCTTATGATGAGACCAAGATTCGTTTGGTCGCTAATAAGTTTGAACTGTCTGCCTTAGATCCAAAGTTTGTCAACCTCACAAGTGCTTCAGCAGGAACACTTTCTAAGATCAACCCTGCTGTTGAGACAACTAAGAATAGAACACTGAAGTTTGATCTGTCTGATTCTTCACTGTCCTTTGTTGTTAACGGAATCACTTATTCCGCATTTGATATGAATCTCTATAGTGATGCGGATTATGCGAACCTGTTCGTTAAGACTCCACTCACCGATTCATTTGAAGTTGTCAAGTCTGGAAGACCTGGCATCGATGCCACTGCTAATCTTCAACTGAAGTTCACGGATGAGATTCCTGATCAACTCTTCTATCGTTTTGATCTTGACAATGAAAATCTTATCACAGATGTCAAGAAAGAAATTGAAATTGATAAGGACGTTCCCAATAACAGTGAACTTAACGTTGAGTTCACAGCGTTTGATGGAAGACACGTTATTACTGGAATTGGAACAACCACATTCCAATATGACATTCCAGAAGTTCCATCGGTCACACAATATAACATCAGCAACTCTCAGTTCACTTATGAGACTAATTCGACCAATGTAACTGGTCCAATTTCTAAACTGAGAATTGATGGTGCAGGTGTTGGATTCAAAGTTCTCCCTGGTGTCACTTCTGTTAGAAGTGCAGAAGGTTCTGGAGCAATTGTAAGACCAGCAAGCACAAAGATTGGATCAATCTTGCAAACCAAGTTCAATAACATTGGTTTTGATTATCCTTCCGACTCCACCCTCAGAGCAGTTTCTAATCTCCCAGAGATCCTGGAAGTCGAATCTCTTGCTTCTTTTGAGAGCATCGGAATCTCTTCTCAAGGTAGAAACTATCTGAGAGCACCAAATCTGGTTGTTATCGATGGATTCACTGATGAAATCGTTGATGGTCTGGATCTTGCTTATGATCTTGGCGATGAGCAAGTCACAATCATCGACAACACCACTGGAATTTACGATGTTCCCCCAAGAATCATTCCAGTCAATAACACCAACGGACTTGGGATTGCCTCTGTCTCTTACAACTCAACCACAAAGATTGTCAGAGCATTTATTGATAGAAACTTCACAACTCCAGAAGCAAGTCAGTTTAATTTCCCAATCGGCGCTAAGGTTCTGGTTGAGAACCTGAGTGTTGGTGTTGGAAGCACTGGTGTTGGTTATAACTCAGCAGATTACGATTACACATTCTTTGAAGTTGTTGGTTTTGATAAGAAACTTGATTCTTCCAAACCTTATGTCGATTACAGTCTTGTCAATCTGATTAAAGAAGGAGAAATTCCAGGTAATCTGGACGAAAACAACTCTTATGGTCGCATCATCAACACACAAGATCTTGCGACTTATAATCCAACTCTCCAAACAAACAACTATTTGGTTGGTGAAAAAGTAACAAACCAAAATGATCTTGTTGGAACTGTCCAGAGATGGAATTCAACAACACAACAGTTGGTCATTTTGTCTGCCAGTGAGTTTGCTGTGGATGACAGAATCACTGGTCGTTCTTCGAACACTCAAAGCGTTGTCAAAACAAAAGTTGATTTTACTTCTGAAATCAACACTGGTGCTGGTTCGACTGTCAATGATGGTTGGCAAACCACTTCTGGTTTCTTGAATGACAACCTGCAAAAACTTCCAAACAATGAATATTATCAGAACTTCTCTTACTCACTGAACTCCACCATTCCTTATGCCACTTGGAATGATCCAGTGAGTGCTCTGGACCACGCAGCAGGTTTTGCTAAGTTTGCCGATTTGGACATCATTTCAAAAGAAGATGTTTCTAGAGCAATCATTCAGACTGAAGATTCCAATGTTGAAAGAATCATCGACATTGTTGGTGAGGCAAGTCTGCATTGTGAATATGATTGGGATCTGGTTTCTGAAGAGACAATCACTGTTGGTAATCAAATCGTTTCAACAGAAGTTCTGTTTGATGACAAACTTGTCAAAGATTATGTTGAGTGTGTTGGAAACAGAGTCATCCCAATCGATGACATCAGTGATCAGTTCAACAGCACACAGAGAACCACACCTTTCGCAATTGTTGAATCGTTCAGTGACAATGAACCTTACACCAAGTTCCTGACTTTCGTAAGAGATGCCAACTTCACAAATGAGAGACAGTTCTCAATTGTTGCTGTTGTTCAAGATGGAACGAACACTTTCATTCAAGAATATGCAACAACTCAGATCAACGATGAACTGGGTTCATTTGATGCAGTTGACACAACTGTTGGTTGGGATCTTTATTATTATCCTCAACAGTTTGCGTTCAATAACTATGACATCTCCACATTGTCGTTCAACATCTTTAGTGACAGTGTAGTTGAGAAAAACGACTTCTTTGGTAACAATGTTTTGGTTGCAAGTGCCACCACTGATGTTGGTGCTGGAACCACAACCACTCTGGTGTCCATCTCAAGCACTTACAGATCCGCTAAGTGTCTGGTGATGACAAGAGACGGAAACGATCAAGCAACTGGAACTGAACTGAATTTGATTCATGATGGAACAGATGTTTACCTGAATGAATTCGGCAATATGATGACCAGTGGTGACGCCGTGTTCAACGGAATCGGAACATTTGGTGCTTCAATCTCTGGTTCAAATATTGTTATTCAATATACTCCAGACTCTGGAGTTGGATCAATGACTGCCAGCACTTCAGTTGTTGCGATTGCATCTTCTGCAACTGGAGTTGGTTCAACAGCAATGGAAACTGCTCTGTTGTCCTCAACTTATTATGAAATCTCTCCCGATGCATCACCAACAGCACAAACTGTTGCTTCTTATGAGGAACCTTATCAGGCAAATTACTTTATCGTTTCAGTTGAAGATGTAACCAACTCAAATTATGAAATGTTTGAGTTTGTCATTTTGAATGATGAAACAACTCAGCATGTTCTTGAGTTTGGAAACATCAGAACGGGTGGCGCAGTTGGAACGGTTGGTATTGCACAAACCGTTGGTGATCGAATCGACCTGACCTTCACTGCAAACACCAGTTCAAACACAACAGTTAGAACGTTCTCTGTTGGTCTCCAACCATTCAACAACAATGGTCAGTCAACGGTCTTTGATAATGGTCTTGTTCAGATTGAAAGTGACAATGAGCGCTATGTTGGAACCAAGGTTGAAGTTACCAGTACCTTTGGACTGAAGTCTGGTGGTCTTGAAATCTTCAGAAGGTCATTCGACGGAAGTGACTCAGCAATTGTTGATGTCAATGATCACACAGTCAGACTGAACAATCACTTCTTTGTCACTGGTGAGAGAGTTGAATATCGTTATGGTGACACTCCAATTGGAATTGTCACAGCGACTGTTCCTGGAATTGGTTCAACTGATCTTCTCCCACAGGATCTTTACGTTGTTAAAACTGGTGCCGATAAACTCAAGTTTGCAACCACTGCTGAGAATGCACTGAAAGCAAACCCAGTTGTTCTGGAACCAAATGTAGTTGGTGTTGGAACATCTCACAGTTTGACTGCATATAACCAGAACGCAAAGGTTATGGTTGCCATTGATAACATGATTCAGTCTCCAATCGCTGAGACCAGAATCTTCTCTGTTCTCAATCAAGACATCGTTCTTGGACCAACTTTGGAGACAACAGGAATAACGTCATTCTATGCAAATGATATCATCAAGGTTGAAGATGAATACATGATCATCACGGGTGTTGGTGGTGACAATCCAACAGACCTTCAGGTTCTGAGAGGTCAGTTGGGAACCATTGCAATTCCACACCAGAGTGGAGTCACCATTCAGAAATTCATCGGTCAATATAACATTACCGACAGCACAATCAACTTCGTTGATGCTGCGAAAGGTAAGACACCTCTGAGCACAACAACTGGAAATCCAAACTACAGAGACTGGACTGGAATCACAACTCACTCCACATTCCAAGGAAGAGCATTCTTCAGACGTGCTCCAGTTGGTTCTTCGAGCGAAACTTATCACAACAACTTTGTCTTTGATGACATTTCGCCCGACTTTAGCGGAATCACCAGTGAGTTTGTTCTGAAGTCTGGTAATGCAACTCAGATTGGTTTCTCCACTGATAATGGAATCGTCCTTTACAACGGTGTCTTCCAACAACCTAACAGCCCAACCGTAATCAACAACTACGGAATGGCAGAAAGTGGCATCACAACAATCACTTTCCAAGGGACTGCGATTCAGGACGGAACCGACATCAACAAGGCAACTCTCCCAGTTAAGGGAAGAATTCTTTCTGTTGGTTCAACTCAAGGATTTGGTTTCCAACCTCTGGTTTCTGCAGGAGGAACGGCAAACGTTTCTGTCGCTGGAACAATTACATCCATCAGCATTGGTAACACTGGATCTGGTTACAGATCTGGAATTCAAACAGTTGTCAATGTTGGTGTTCAAACTTACAGCAACGGAATTCCCAACCTTGAGTTCATTGGAACTGCTGCCATCAGCGGCGGTCACATTGTAAGCATTGCAATCACCAATCCTGGAACTGGTTACACTTCAACTAATCCACCAGAAGTTGTTATTGATTCACCATTCCCCTACACCAACATCCCTCTGATTTACAGCGGAATCACAACCGCAGGTGTTGGAACAGATGCAAAAGTTGACATCATTGTCGGTGGTTCTTCAAGCGTTAGATCTTTCGAGTTCACGCAGTTTGGTTACAACTATGGTGATGGAGACATCCTCACAGTTGCAGTCGGCGGAGCAACTGGAATTCCAACTGACACAACTAAGACTTATGGTGAGTTCCAACTGACTGTTGAAAGTCTTTATGATGATTCTGTCAACATGTGGACTGTTGGTTCTCTCAAGGTTCTTGATCCTCTTGATTCTCTGTTCAACAGTGAGAGAACAAGATTCCCACTTAGTGTTGCTGGAATCACAACTTGGGTCAATCCAGAAGAGGGACGTGGACTTGATCTAAACTATAACCTGTTGGTCTTTATCAATGATATTCTTCAGCAACCCAAGATCGCTTACACCTTCGATGGTGGAAGTCAGATCACTTTTGCTGAAGCACCACAACTCGGTGACTCTTCCAAGATTCTGTTCTATCAAGGAACTTCTGAGATTGACATCGTTGATGCAGAAATTATTAGCAACGTGAAGGCAGGAGATACTCTTGAAATTCGTCACGATGTTGACAGAGGTCAAGATGTAACTCTCGATCAGGATCCAAGAATTGTTACTGAAGTTGTTACCAGTGATCTGGTTGAAACTGACCCATACACTGGCGGTGGAATCACACAGGATGAAACACTTCAGAGACCAGTTACATGGTGTCGTCAGTTGTCCGACTTGATTATCGATGGTGCTCCAGTTGGTAAAGACAGAGATGAATATGAGGGTAACTTCTTCCCAACAACTGCAATTCTAAAGGCTGTTGGTGTTGGTTCAACTGTCGTTTACGTTGAAAACAGCAACCTGTTTGATCAATCAAATGAAGGTGCTGGAATTAGCACTTATCAGAAGGGTCTGATCATTAGATCTCAAGACACTCTGACTGCTGCCGCTGCGACAGCAACCGTTTCCACTGCTGGAACAATCACTGCATTTACAGTCACAAATGCTGGTTTCGGTTACACTGTCGCTCCTGCTGTCACAGTTTCAACTCCTGTCGGTGTTGGAACAACACAAAGAGCAACAGGAACTGCTGTTCTGAGTGGATCGACTGTCGATTCTATCACGGTTACTTCACCTGGAACTGGTTATTCCTCAGTTGCACCTGCTGTTCTGATCGAAGAACCAACCATCACTTATGAAAACTGTCTCGCTTACAGTTATGAAGGTGATTTCGGTACGATTGTTGGTGTCGGAACAACAACTTCTGGTTCACAAAGTCAGTTCTACTTTGACACCTTCATTCCTTCTGACTCGACAATGAGAAATGCGCTTTATGTTGGAACCGCAGTTACGGTTAGTGGCATTTCAACGTCAGATTATCTGGTCATCAAGAACACAAACTTGTCAATCGGTGGAACATTTGCTTCACAAACAACCACTGGTGCTCATATTGGCATTGCAACAACTGCTCTCGACTGTGTTTATCAGGTTGCTTCTTTCGAAGACAACGATCAAATCATCCATGAGGGTTCTCTGGTTGGATTTACAACCACTTTGAGAAGAATCTTCGTGAATGTGGACAACGCAGGAAGCGTCGGTTACACAACCGCACCCTATATGGGCGACTTCAGTTGGGGCAAAATCACTCTGGAAGACAGAGCGAACCCACAATCCTTCAACTTCTATGGCGACAACGGTGTTTCTGGAATTTCAACTTCCGCTTTGGTCATTCGCCAGAACCCATTGAAGGATAGTGGTTTCACAACCACCTAAAACACCACTAAATAAAGAAAAACTTTCTCAAAATGGCAGCAATAATTACTGACCAACTTCGTATTTTGAATGCCAAGAATTTTGTTGCTGGCGTCCAGTCAACATCAAATTCTTATTACACATTCATTGGTCTTCCCAATGCGACGAATTATTCGTCAACTTGGGACACGGATCCTCCTGCGCCGAAGGATAACCTGACCGAATCGAATGATTATTATGACACAATGTTGGCTTTGAAAAAAGTCAACACAAACGACGTTGCCCAGGTTGTGAGAAAGATTTCCTGGCAGTCTGGAACCACATATGATATGTGGAGAAATGACATCAGTCGTTCAAATCCATCAGAACCCTCTGGTGCGTTTGATATTTACGACTCGAATTTCTATGTGATGAACTCTGACTTCAGAGTTTACATCTGTCTTTATAATAATGCCACTCCTGAGAACAATTATCAGGGTGGTCCTTCTTTGGATGAACCAACTTTCACAGATTTGGAACCCAGATCTGCTGGTTCAAGTGGTGATGGTTACATTTGGAAGTATCTTTACACCATCAAACCATCCCAAGCAATCAAATTTGACTCCACAGATTACATTCCAACCCCAAGTAACTGGGATACCAGCTCTGATAACGCTGCCGTTCGTAATAACGCTGGTACAAGTGGTCAATTGAAGATCATCACCATCAGAAATCGTGGTGTTGGTCTCGGAACTGCTAACTCAACTTACAGAAATGTCCCAATTTTGGGAGATGGACAGGGCGGAAAGTGCACAATCGTCATTGATAACGACTCAAAGGTCAATTCTATCACTGTTTCTGACGGTGGAACGGGATATACCTTCGGAACTGTCGATTTGGTTGCTGGTGGAGTCCCAACTGGAACCACTTCTCCCGTTTTTAATGTCATTATTCCTCCAAATGGGGGTCACGGAAAGGATATTTACCGTGAATTGGGCGCATTTAACGTTCTGACTTATGCCAGATTCGAAAATGACACCGAAAATCCTGATTTTATCACTGGAAACCAGTTTGCAAGAGTCGGATTGATCGAAAATCCACTCGCTGCGGGTTCAGAAAGCAATTTGGACACCGATAAAGCAGCTGCAACTTATGCAGTTCGTCTTGCAGGTGCTGGATATAGCGAAGCAACCTTCACTCCTGACTCATACATCACGCAAACTGTCGGTGTTGGGTCAACTGCGGTCGGAAGAGTTGTTTCTTATGACCAAACAACAGGTGTTTTGAAGTATTGGCAGGACAGAACCAACTGTGGATTCAATTCTGACGGCACTTTGAACACAAGTCCTGTTTATGGTTTCAGAGAAAATCGTTTCACAGCGACTCCCAACAGTGGTGACCTCACAATTAGTGGTGGAAGCATCAATTTGTCGATTAGCACCGCTTTCCAGGGTGTCTCTACGGTAATAAATAACAGAACATACTACCTGGGACAGACATTTGTGTCTGGACTGGCTGACCCAGAAGTCGAAAAATACTCTGGAAACATCGTTTATGTTGACAACAGACCTTCTGTAACCAGAAGTTCCTCTCAGAAAGAAGACGTTAAAATCATCTTGCAGTTCTAAAAAATCATGCCACAGGAAACTAATCTCAACGTTGCTCCTTATTTTGACGACTTTGAACCTGACAGTAACTATTATAAGGTTCTGTTCAAACCTGGATATCCTGTTCAGGCGCGAGAATTAACGACTCTTCAGTCAATTCTTCAGAACCAGATTGAAGATGTGGGCAATCACCTCTTCAAAGAGGGTGCTGCTGTCATTCCTGGTGGCGTAACTTACGAAAAAAGCTTCTACGGAGTCCAAATCCAAGCGGAATATCTTGGAGTTCCCGTTTCACTTTACCTTGATCAGATTGTAGGTCAGACAATCACTGGTGCAACGTCTGGTGTAACCGCAAAGGTGGTCACTTACATCACTAATGAGCAGTCTGAGAAGGGAAATTACACACTTTATCTGAATTATCAGAATTCAGGAAGCACTGACGCAGCAACAGCGACGTTCATTGATGGTGAAGTTCTTCTAACCAACAGTGCGATCACTTATGCAACAACCTTTATCTCCGCTGGAGAAGGTTTTGCTTCGACAGTTCCTCAACAAGCAGCAATTGTTGGTTCTGCCTTCACTCTGAGTGCTGGTGTCTTCTTCCTCAGAGGTTATTTTGTCGATGTTCCTGATTCACTTCTGATTCTGAGTCAATACACTAACACACCAAGTGTTAGAGTTGGTTTGAATGTTTTGGAGGAGATCATTAACTCCGAAACTGACCCAACACTCAATGATAACGCAAAAGGGTTTAATAATTACACTGCTCCAGGCGCAGATCGTCTGAAAATCACTGCAACACTGTTTGCAAAACCACTTGACGACTTTGATGATCAATCTTTCGTCCAGTTGGCAGAAATCCAAAACGGAAATCTCCGCAAAATCACCGATAACACCCAATATAACTTTATTGGGGACGAATTTGCCCGCAGAACTTACGATGAGTCAGGTCATTATTATGTAAAAGAGTTTGTCACCACCGTTCGTGAAAATTTGAACGATGGACGAGGAAATAGAGGCATTTATAACGCTGGTCAGACCACTTCGAGTGGAAATGCTCCAAGTGCAGACAATATTGTTTACAAAATTTCCCCAGGTAAGGCATATGTAAGGGGATATGAGGTTGATTTGCGTGCATCAACGCTAATTGACGTTGCAAAACCCAGAACCACAAAAACTCTGGATCCACAAGCGATTAATTTTGGGTTTGGACCCACTTTTACGCTGAATAACGTTTATGGTTCAGCAACAATCGGTTTCAACACCTCAAACACCATCAGTTTGAGAGACGAAAGAGTTGGATCCGACCAAGAGGCAAGAGCAGGTAAAGAAATTGGTGTTGCCCGCATTTATGACTTCGCTCTGGAGTCTGGATCTTACAATTCTGCTGTTCCAACAGCAAACGAGTGGGATTTGTCACTTTGGGACGTTCAGACTTACTCTGATTTCACTGTAAACACTGCAGTTACACTTTCCACACCAACTCACATCAAAGGTGAGTCAAGTGGGGCGAGTGCTTTCCTCAAATATGGTGTTTCTGCTGGAACTGCCTTCACTGCTTACGATGTTCAAGGTGATTTCTTCAATGGAGAGAGACTTCTCTTCAATGGAGTCGCAGATGAAAGCAGGTATGTCACTGGAATCAGAAATTGGGAAAATTCTGACATTAAGTCAGTTTTCGGAATCGTTGGTTCTGCTTCCACCTTCAGTGCAGACGTTATTCAGGAGAATTTCTATGAATACGGTTCAGCGACAATTACAGGAGCGAATGGTGGTATTTCGACCGTTACAGTTGCTGGTGCTGTTTTCCCTGGGATTGTCACAACAGGGAACATCGTCTCTTACCAAAGAGCTACTCTTACAGACGTTTCTTATGCACGAGTTACAGCCGTAAACACGAATGATCTGACTATCGAAGCAGTTGAGTCAGTTACAGGCGTCAATAATGGTGCACTTCCAACATCTCAAGAAACTGGAGCACAATTTAGAATTCTTGAGACCAAAATTCAAGATAGCAACGGTTCTGGTAACGAAGCATCCAACGAAGCACTGTTTAGTGTCTTCCCCAAGAAGAATATTGAGTCTGTTGACCTGACATCTGCCAATTTGGTCATTAGAAAGCAATTTACGACTTCAATTTCTGCTAATTCGACCCCAGTCATCAATGCTGACCCCAATGAGGTCTTCCTTCCCTTTGATGAGGAAAGATACATTCTGATGCGTTCTGATGGGACCACAGAAGCATTGACAGCGGATAAAGTCACTCTGACTAATGGTTCAACTTCAATTCAAATTGCTGGACTGAGTGCAACCACAGACTCTGGAACAATTCTGATTGCAACTCTTCGTAAGAGTAACATTACCAATAAGATCAAGTCGAAGGTCATCTCAAATAATGTTCTGATTGACAAATCATCACTTTCTTCCTCTGGAATTGGTGGAACGACTCTGAACGATGGTTTGACTTATGGTTCATTCCCATTCGGAACCAGAGTTCAGGATGAGGTTATTTCTCTGAACGTTCCTGATGCATACAGAATTCACGGAATCTATGAGTCGAAGGACACTTCAGATCCCGAAGCACCTTACATGACCACTGCCTCAATGGATGGTCCAAGTTCAAACACCAACGATCTGATCATTGGTGAGACTATTACTGGATCAATCAGTGGTGCTAAAGCAATTTACCTGGTCAGGAAAACTGACACAGCAATCAACTTTGCTTATTTGAACAACGTTGTCTTCGAATCTGGAGAAGTTATTAATTTTGAAGAATCTGGTGTAAGTGCTGTTGCAACCAACGTTGTTGTTCCTTCAAAAACTATCACAAACCAATTCACTTTTGATGATGGTCAGAAAGGATCGTTCTATGATTATTCAAGAATCGTAAGAAATGGCGATGCTAATGTTCCAGCAAGAAAACTGAAAGTTTATTTTGCCAAGGCAGAATATGCAACATCAGACACTGGAGACATCACCACTGTCAATTCTTATGATCAGTTCGATTATGCGAAAGATATTCGCACGGTAGACGGTTACAGAACAACAGATCTTCTTGACGCAAGACCCAGAGTCAAAAATTACACCGTCACCTCTGGTGCAAACTCACCATTTGAGTTCTCAGGAAGAGACTTTGATGGTGGTTCAAATGGACAGCACAGTTCCAAATTTGTTCTGGCATCTGATGAGTCAGTAACAATTGGATTTGATTATTATCAACCAAGAGCAGACAGAGTTTGCATTGACAAAGAAGGTTATATCAGCGTAATTCCTGGAACTCCAGCAGATGACGCAAGACTTCCAGAGAACACCAGTGGTGCTCTGAACATTGCAAACATTTTCCTTCCTGCTTATCTTTACGATGTCAACAATGCTCAGGTTGACTTTGTTGAGCATAAGAGATATCAAATGTCCGATATCTCCAAGTTGGAGCAAAGAATCTCTAACCTGGAATATTACTCTTCACTCAACCGTCTTGAGCAAGCAACTGTCAACTCCTTCGTTCCTGATGCAAACGGTCTGAACAGATTCAAGTCTGGTGTCTTTGTTGATAACTTCTCAACACTGCAACCACAAGATCCAACCATCGGAATCAGAAACAGTATTGATGATCTGAAACAGATTCTGAGACCTTCTCACTACACAACTGCTCTATCACTGCAGTTGGGAACCTCAGCAATCAGTGGAATTGGAACAACAACTGATCCAAATGAAGATGAAAGAATCGCTTCGATCCAGGGTACTGGAGTCAGAAGAACTGGTCAAGTTGTCACCATTGATTACACTGATGTTGAGTACATTAAGAATCCATTCGCAACCAGATCTGAAAGTGTAACTCCTTTCTTGGTTCAGTTCTGGGGAGGAACACTCGAACTGGAACCAAACGTTGATGTCTGGATTGAAGTCAACAGACTTGAAACCGAGAACAAGCAACTGGAAGGTAACTTCAGCACCATCGCTCAACTTGTTGGAGCAGAAGTCACAACTAATGAAGATGGTCTAAGAAGTGGAATCACACCAATTCAGTGGGATTCCTGGGAGACCACAGGTGTCAATGTTGACACTTCACTTTCAATGAGTGGAAGCAGCAGCAACACTGGAGCAACCATCTCTGCTTCTGTCAGCACCAGCGTTCAACTGGAGCAACAGAGACGTGGTGAGCAGATTTCTCTGACAGAGAGACTCGACACTGTTTCTTTGGGTGACAGAATTGTTTCCAGAGATGTTGTTCACTTCATGAGATCCCGTAACGTTGAGTTCACGGGACGTAATCTGAAACCATTCACAAGACTTTATCCATTCTTTGACAGTGTGGATGTTGCTAAGTTCTGTGTTCCTAAACTGGTCGAAATTACAATGACCAGTGGAACCTTTACTCCAACTGAAACTGTCATCGGAACGATGCCTTCGACTCAACAGAGTGAAGAAATTACCGACGCATCAACCGCAGCAATCACTTTCAGAGTTGCAACCGCTAACCATAAGTATGGTCCTTACAATAACCCAACTGACTTCTTTGATTCCAATCCTTATGACAGAGAAGCAACTCTCCCCTCCACTTATTCAGAAACGACTTCAGTTCTGAACATCGACACCTTTAGTCTTCAGTCCGAGGATAATCCTAACTTTGCTGGTTACATTGCAACTGGTATGGTTCTGGTTGGTCAGTCCAGTGGAGCACAAGCAGTTGTAAGCAACGTCAGACTCATCACCGACAGACTTGGAACTCTGATTGGTTCGTTTAGAGTTCCCGATACTGCGAACGAAACCAATCCTGCTTTCGAAACTGGACGTAACATGTTCAGACTCACCAGCAGCACAACAAACAGCAAGATTGAAGGAACTGTTACTTCTGCAGCAGAAGAGATGTTCTACTCTCAGGGTGACATGGATAACACCCAAGAGGTCACACTCTCACTGAGAAATGCTGATGTTGAGACTGAAGAATTCTTCGAAGAGAGGACCATTGGTGATTCTTCATCATCGAGTGCATCTGCTTCGATTAGTTTCCCACCACCACCTCCACCACCAGCTCCCCCACGAGTTGACCCTCTGGCACAAACCTTCATGGTCAATGATGACAGTGGTGTCTTTGTAACCAAGATTGATGTCTTCTTCCATCTGAAGGACGACAACATTCCTGTTTATTGTCAACTCCGTGAGGTTGAACTGGGAACTCCAACTCAAAAAGTTCTTGCTTATTCTGAGATTACTCTGGAACCTGATCAGGTTAACGTTTCCGAGGATGGAAGTGTTCCAACAACCTTCACCTTTGAGTCTCCCGTTTATCTGGAACCAGAAACCGAATATGCTTTCTGTCTTCTGTCTAAGTCAACAGAATACAGAGTTTGGATCTCCAGACTTGGTGAACCCACAGTCGAAACTGCTGATCAAGAAGCGGGTCAGATTCTGGTTTCCGCACAACCACTTCTGGGTTCACTGTTTAAATCACAGAACGCAGCAGTCTGGACACCTTCACAGTACGAAGACCTCAAGTTCACTCTTCACAGAGCAAACTTTGGAACTTCTGGTAACTGCACACTTTATAACCCAGGTCTCCCAGAGAATCTTGAAAAGATTGCCCAAAACTCAATCTTTATGGATTCGAGAAACCTGAGCATCGGAATCGGAACAACTGTTCAGGACACTGGTCTGGTTGTCGGTAACACCGTCATTCAGAACTCTACTGGAGCAACTGGCACCCTGACAGGATTCGCTGGTTCGATGACTGGTGATCTTTCTGTTACCAACGCTGGTGTTGGTTACACTCCTGCCTCTGGTTATTATGTCTTCTCTGGTGTTGCTCTCACAAGCATCACAGGAAGTGGACTCAACGGAACTGCCGAGATCGCTGTTTCGAATGGAGTTGCAATTGCTGCGACTGTTTCCACTGCTGGCGGTGGTAAGGGATATGCAATCGGTGATGTTCTGACTCCAATCACTGTTGGTAACAACAGTCTTGGTGAGGGAATGAGACTCTCTGTTGGTGAAATCTATGGTAACAATGAACTAATTCTGGATGATGTTCAAGGAGACTTCGCAACTGGAGCAACTGATAAGTTGTTCTATGAAAACTCTTCAGGCATCACGACCGAACTGAACTTCTCTGTTGGTGGTTCTGTTGTTCCTCAGACTCCAATCAGAGTTAATTCTGATGGTCTTCACATGAAGATCTTCCAGAGAAACCACGGTCTTTATGGTGGAGTCAATAAGGTCACTCTGAAGGACATCACAACTGATGTTCCAACAACAACCGTTGCAGAGGCTTACAGCAACACTGCAACTGGTGCCATCTCAGTTGGAAGCACAACGAATTACACTTCTTTCGAGAATGTTGCTGTTGGCGCAACCAACCCTGGTTACATCAAGATCGGTCAAGAAATCATTTCTTACACTGGTTTCGATGCCAACACCCTCACGGGAATCACCAGAGGCGTTGATAACACTGTTACTGCTTCTCATGCAGTCAACGATTTGGTTTACAAATATGAATTGAATGGCGTTTCTCTGAGAAGAATCAACACCACTCACACTCTGGCAGATGTCACCGTTGACAATCCAACTACTCTTGACTCTTATCACGTCAAGATTCAAATGGATGAGAATGGAACCGACAGAACCGACGGTGGAACTCTGGGTGTTCTCTACTTCAACGACTCTGAGTCTAACTCTGGAACCAAGGCTAAGGGAACTTACAATCTTCCTTATTCTCTGATGATTCCAAGAATTTTGACCCTGACCCCAACAGGAACCAAGATCAACACTAATGTCAGAACAGTTAGTGGAACAAGTGTCGATGGAAACGAGGCATCTTACACAGATAAGGGTTATCAAGAGGTTGCACTTTATCAGAAGAATTACTTCGATTCCCCAAGAGTTGTTGCTTCTAAGGTCAACGAAGACACTTATCTCGCACCAAGCGGTTTGTTCCCAGGCAATAAGTCTCTGTCCTTCAATATGAGTCTCTTGAGCATTGATAACAGACTTTCACCTGCGATTGATCTGGACAACGCATCTTGCGTCTTTGTCAATAACAGAGTCAATGCCCCTGTTACCAATTACGCAACTGATTTCAGAGTCAATTCGTTCCAAGATGATCCAAGCAGATTCATCTATGTGACCAAGAACATTGTTCTTGAGAACCCAGCGACTTCACTCCAAGTTCTCATGGATGCTTACGTCCAGGACGCTTGTGACATCCGCGTGTTCTTCGCTCTGAATCAGGAACTTCCACTGAGAGAGACCGTCTTCATTCCGTTCCCTGGTTATGATAATATTGACTCTGCTGGCAACACAATCAGCACAACCAACAACGACGGAAGACCTGACGTGTTCACACCTAAGCAGGACACAGTTCTCGCTGAACCTACTCCCGAATACTTCCGTGAACTTAAGTTCAGTGCTGAAAATCTCAATCCTTACACTTCTTACAGGATCAAGATCGTTGGAACCTCAACCAACGCTGCTGTTGTTCCACAGATCAAAGGACTCCGCATTATCTCCTTCGCATAATGACTCTTATTCCAATCAAAGGACAAGATGGTATGTTTCGTGACAGCGAAACTAATGCTATCGTGAATCGAAACTCTAACGAGTTTCAGATGTATGTTAACAACAGGGAGAGACTTTCTAAAGATCAGGAAAGACTCTCCTACATGGAGAAAAACATGGACGAGTTGAAGCATGACTTGAACGACATTAAGTTCTTGTTGAAAAACCTGTTGAGATAATTTTCTAAATACCTTATAAAGAGGGACTGATTAGATGGCGCAGCCTTCCACTCGACAAGGACTAAAAGATTATGTACTGAGGCAACTAGGCGCTCCTGTTTTGGAAATCAACGTTGCTGATGAGCAGATCGATGATCTGCTGGACGATGCACTGCAATATTTCAACGAAAGACACTTTGATGGCGTTTATCGTAACTATCTAAAGTATCAAGTTACTCAAGATGATGTCGATCGTGGTAAAGCAAGACCACCTGGCGCTCCAGCAATTGGCGCTGGCACAGTTGGCATTGCAAGCACTTCGGCAACCACAACGATTGTGGGAACTGCCACCACGTTCACTTATTACGAAAACAGCAATTATCTTCAAGTTCCACCTAATGTTATTGGTGTGGACAAGGTTTTCCAGTGGGATGATGCCCAGGGCATCAACACCCAAAACATGTTTAGTTTCAAGTATCAGTTGTTCCTGAATGACGTTTATTATTGGGGACAAACTGATTTGTTGAGTTACTCAATGTCAATGAGTTACCTTGAGACACTCAACTTCCTGTTGAACACACACAAACAAATTCGTTTCAATCAGAGACAAGACAGACTTTATCTGGACGTTGACTGGGATACTATTCAAGCTGGTGACTTCATTATTCTTGATTGCCAAGTGGCAATGGATGGAACAGATTATTCCAGAGTTTGGAACGATTCATTCCTGAAGCGTTATCTGACTGCTCTTGTCAAGAAACAGTGGGGTCAGAACCTCATCAAGTTCCAAGGCGTCAAACTTCCTGGGGGCATCGAGTTCAATGGAAGAGAGATTTATGAAGATGGCGTCAAAGAAGTTGAACAAATCCGTGAAGAGATGTTGTCATTCTATGAACTGCCTCCAATGGATCTGATTGGTTGAGGAATAACTAATGACACTCAATCCATTTTTTCTAAACGGATCAACAACCGAACAAAGTCTTATTCAAGACTTGGTAAACGAACAACTTCGTATGTATGGAGTTGAGTGTTATTACCTGCCAAGAATTTACGCAACCACAAACACAATCATCAGAGAGGTAATTCAATCTGAGTTTACAAATGCTTATCCTCTGGAAGCATATGTCAACTCTTACGAAGGATTTAGTGGACAAAAAACTCTGCTGAGTAAGTTTGGTATTGAAGAGAAAGATGATCTGGTCCTCACAATCTCAAAAGACAGATATGAGAATTACATCACTCCTCTGATTAAAGATATCACAAACATCGAACTGTCATCGAGACCCAAAGAAGGAGATCTAATTTACTTCCCTCTTGGTGATCGTTTGTTCGAAATCAAGTACGTTGAACACGAACAACCTTTCTATCAACTCAGAGACACTTATGTTTATGAGTTGACCTGCGAACCCTTCCGTTATGAGGATGAGGTCATCGACACGGGTGTTACTGACATTGACAATGAGATCGATCAAATTGGTTACATTCAAACTCTGACCATGGTCGGTGTCGCTTCGACTGCAACTGCGATAACAAGTTACTGTGAATCTGGAGCAGTTGAAACTGTTTACATCACCAACATGGGTGGCAGTTACGAAGCACAACCAACTATCGAATTCTCTGCTGCTCCTGCTGGTGGAACGACTGCGGTTGGTGTTGCATCAATTACCAACATTTACACCAACTGCAATGGTGAATATGGTGGAAAGATTCTTGCCATCAATCTCACCAATCCTGGATGTGGTTACACAGTTGCACCTTGGGTCACCATTCAAGGTGGTGGAGGATCTGGTGCTGCTGCGACAACTGGAATCTGCACAACTGGAAGTGTCGGAGTTGTCACAATTACAGGTGGTGGTTCTGGTTACACGACCAACCCACACTTCACCTTTACAAGTCCTGGAACTGGAACAACAGCAAGAGGTTGGGGAGAAATCAACGCTGCTGGCATCGTTACCGTTGCTTACATCCAAAACGCTGGTTGTGGTTACACAGTTGCTCCAACAATCACAATCGATGCTCCAACTGGAATGGGAGCCACGATTGGTATTGGAACTTACACCTTCAACGAAATTGTTACGGGCCAAACATCAGGAACCACAGCAAGAGTCAAGAAGTGGACTGCTTCCACATTCCTTTTGGAGGTCTCCATCGTCGATGGGACTTTCACCGCTGGAGAAGCAATTCAAGGAGAATCCTCAGGAGCATACTATGCTCTATCTGTCCAAAATAAGGATGATCTTGTCACTCCATTCGCTGATAATGACACCATTGAGGCAGAGGCAGATGCATTGCTCGACTTCACCGAAACAAACCCCTTCGGGATGCCATAACTAAATAACTAATATTTCCAAGCAAGAGTAATGTTTGAATATTTTTACAATGAGATTCTACGATCCACAATCATTGGATTTGGATCTCTTTTTAATGGAATCAAAATTCAGCATAAGGACTCAAGTGACGACACTTTCAGTGAAATCCAAGTCCCTCTTGCTTATGGTCCAACTCAAAAGTTTCTTGCAAGAATGCAGCAGGAAGCAGATCTGAATCGTCCGACTCAGATCACTCTCCCAAGAATGTCTTTTGAGTTTACCAGTTTGACTTATGATCCAAGTCGTAAGTCAACACAGATGCAAACCATCATCAATCAAACTCCTGATGGTGCTAACATCAAAAGAAATTATATGCCTGTTCCCTATAACATGGGATTTCAGTTGACAATTTATACTAAATTGAATGATGATATGCTTCAGATTGTGGAGCAAATTCTTCCTTACTTTCAACCTTATTACAACCTCTCAGTCAATTTCTTGGGCGAACTGAAAGAACAAAAAGATATTCAAATCCAGTTAGATAACATTGGAATGGAAGATAATTATGAAGGAAACTTTGACACAAGAAGGGCACTTATTTACACACTGAACTTTACAGCAAAAGTTTACCTGTTCGGTCCCATCACCGACGTTACAGACACCATCGTCAAGAAGGTTACTGTTGGTTACCTTGCTGGAACCAAAAACAACGCAGAGAGAGATCTCACTTATCAGGTTACTCCAAGAGCAACCAAAGATTACGATGGAACTGTTGTTACAACCACAACAGCAAACATCGATCTTGCAGATGTCATCATTCCCGTAACAAGCAGTTCTGGAATTACTGCATCAACTTACATCTACATTGGTGAGGAAGAGATGTTTGTTGAAAAGATCAGTGGAAACAACCTTACGGTGAGAAGAGGTCAAGACAACACAATTCCACAAAAGCATGTTAGTGGCGCAAATGTTTATAATATCACTGCCGCTGATGATGCACTTATCGAATTTGGAGACGATTTCGGATTTAGTGGAACTGTGTTCTGAGGTTGACTTATGTCTGGTAAATTTGATAAATTAGATGAAACGTTTGACGTGACACCAACTGAAATCACTGAGGTAAAAAAGGATGATCTCGAAGGTAAGATTGAGAAAATCAAAAGCAATTCTCAAGATATCAAGAAAGACTACGAATATACCAGGGGTAATCTTTACTCGATTATTGAAAAAGGACAAGAAGCAATCGACGGCATCTTAGAACTCGCTCAAGAAAGTGAGATGCCTCGTGCTTATGAAGTTGCTGGACAACTGATTAAGAATGTTGCTGATGCCACTGATAAATTGTTGGATCTTCAGAAGAAACTGAAGGATGTGACTAAAGAAGAGGAAGCAAAAGGACCGACAACCGTCAACAATGCTCTGTTTGTTGGATCCACCGCTGAGTTACAAAAACTTCTCAAGAATTCATCTAAAGACATAAATACTTAAAAAGGATAAAGATGGCAGCCGTACCTACCGTTAATATTGTCATCCCTCAGGGAACAACGTTTAGTGAACTTTTCACTTCAACGGAATCGGACGGTTCTGCCACGAATTTGGCAGGATATACAGGAGTTTCGAAAATCAGGAAGTATCCTGGTGCATCAGACTCAACAAGTTTCAGTGTCTCAATCACTGGATCAACGGGAGAAGTTACCATCTCCATGGCATCGTCAATCACCAACACTCTGAAACCTGGAAGATATTATTACGATGTTTATCTAACATCAGCAAGTGATGTGGTTTCGAGAATGGTTGAAGGACAAGCACTGGTAACAGCAGGCATTTCGACCTAAACTCATGTCAGTTATTAGAAGGGGATCAAGCGCATCATCTTCAGTCACTAGAAAAGTTACAGGTACTGCAAAGGTCCAATCGACCAAACCAGTCAGAGAACTCCAAGATGCCACTGATG